CCACCGTTCCGGCTTCATGGGAAGAAAAAGCCAAACAGTCCTGGAAGTATTACCTGGAAGAACCATTGGTAAATAATGTGATAAACACCTGGCGAACCTTCGCTATCGGTGATGAGATCAGGGTCAGTGTAGGAGATGAAGATATAAGAGCTGATGCCCAGAAACTGTTTAATGATCTGAAATTGAATGTTTTTGTGAAGGATATGATCCTGCAACTTTTAATCAAGGGGGATGCGGTAGGATTCAAAGAATATTCCAAAGATGGGAAATCTATTGAAAGTGTCACCTGTGTGAATCCGGTGAGTGTGAAAGTAAAGTATGAAGATGGAGAGTTAACAGAAGCAAAACAGGTTACTCAAACATCTGATGGCAGCATTGGAAAGGAAATCAAACTTCCTATAAAGCAGCTTTGCCATTTTAAATGGAACGCTCCTGAGTTTTCTGATCGAGGCAATTCAATGATCATTCCGGCATTTCATGCCATTGGACTTCTGCGGGATTATCGTAAAGCCGAAAGAGCTATTGCCAAGCGATGGACAACTCCCTTAAGGTTTATTCAGGTGGGCGGCAAGTATGGCGATAAGGTGATTATGCCTGATCAGAAAATGCTCAAAGCTATTCGGGATCAGATCAACAAGATGGATTTAAAAAGCGGGCTGGTGGTTCCTTTCTATGTAAAGGCAGAGACCTACGGTAACGAAGGACATGTTTTAGAGACAGAGAAGAAGGTTATGGAGCTTAAAGAAGATATTTTAGTGGCGCTGGGGTTAAACAGAACCCTTGTAACAGGAGACGGTCCCAACTTTGCCACAGCCAATATTGCCATGCGGAAGATGGTGATTATGCTAAAAGAGATCAAACAGGTTGCACGGGATATGCTGGCTTGGATTTTTGATGATTGGAAGGAGATGAATAATGTGGACGAGAGCGTACAGTATTTCTTTTCTGATATGGATTTATCGGATGAAAAGGAAGTTCGCAAAATGCTGATTGAACTTTATGACAGGAATTTGATCAGTAAGAATACCTTGCAGACTAAGATGGATCTAAACCCTCAGATTGAAAAGACAAACCGAAAGCAGGAAAAGAATATTGTGGATATGACCTGGGATGTGAAGGATATCGTCTCCATGGTGCAATTGGGGATCATGTCGGTGGAGACTTCCCAGGAAATATTGGGTTTAGATCCAAAACAAGAAAATAAAAGAAGCAAACAGTCAGCACAGGCTGAAATAGATGATTTATATGTGAACGGAAATGTATTTGAAGTTGAGCAGAATGCGAAATCCCGAACTAGCTTCGGGAAAGAAGAAGTTTGTGGAGACTGTGTTTATTGGGATGGCAGTGAAAATAACTGCACCGTCCACAATATAGAAAAAACGTTTGATGATCGTTTCTGCAGACAGTTCTCACCTGGAGAGATGGATGCCGAATCAAGCGCACCTGCCCGCCCCACTCAGTAGTGAGGGGCAGGCGGGACAGATACTTGCTGAGACTTTAAAATCCTATCAAGCTCGCAATCTATACACCGAGCAGCAGGTGGCACAAATGGTGGAACTTCTTCGCAAAGGAGAACTTTCCATCAAATCCCAATTAGTCAAATATTCTGAAATTTCAAGTTTAACTCCAGGCCAAAAAGTATTTCAGTCCAGACTCAAAGGCTTGCAGAGTGATATAGCTAAAACCATCAAGCAGGTGAGGGAAGAACAAAGACTTCTTCTTACTACTGCAACAAAAAACGGTTTTCAAAGCGGAATCAAAAATGGAATTTCAGAATTTAAAAATGCAAAATTCCCACGATGGGATGTTTTGAATTCTGAAGATCAGGAAAGGTTAGCTCGTCATATTATGAGCCTCATTGACCGCAATGCTCTGGACTTTATGGTGCGATTCAATATTCAACTGGTGGGAAATGTCCATAAAGAACTTCTAAACGGAATCAAGCAGGGGATTACATTAGGGATAATAAAAGGCGATTCCATTTCTGTTATTTCACAAGGTTTGGGAAGTATCATCACAGATCCAGAAACCTTCCGAAGAGTAGGCAAAACGGTATTTAAAACAGCACAGCAACGGTTGGAACTCATTACCCGAACAGAAACGCTTCGTGCTCACAATCAAGGACGTTTAAAATTCTTTGATACAATCAATGTGAAAAGAGTTAAATGGATGGCGGTAGGTGATAAGAATGTGGACTGTATTTTAATCCCTGAGCAGATCGAAGAGCTTGCTAAATCTGCAAGCCAGGAAAAATCCCAGATAAATAAGATTATCCAGGAGGGTAAGTACAGCTTACTTAAAGGAAAGACACTTCAGAAACTGGTACAGCAAAGGGGTATTGCGGTTACCCGAAACAAAAAGGAGATGATAAAACTGCTTACGCCTTTAGAACCCGGTTGGGATCTTGCTTCCTTGAAAACTAAATCATTAAAAGTCTTGATGAAGAAACACCATATCTCGGTACTTCGCAGTAAAGATGATTTAATAAAACTTCTTAAAAAGTGGGACAAAGCACACGAGGTTCAGATCCCCGATTATTCCAATTGGTCGATTGTAAAACTTCGGGAGGAAGCGAAAGCAAATGGAATATCGGTTATGCGTACCAAGGATGATCTGGTGAAAATGTTGGATTCCATTGAACCGGGAGAATCTCACAGTCACCTGAAAGGTGCAGCGTTAAAAGCCAAGCTTAAAGAGTACAACATCGGGAAGGTGAGAACGAAAGAGGAACTCATTGGACTTTTAACCGGCAAGGTGAAACACGTTGGTTCGACAGGCTCACCAGCCAAGTTAGTTAAAAAGCAGATCATCGAACAGATTAAGAAAGCCAAGACAGAACTGGATGAAATTATAGAGAATTTAAAACCGCATGAGCTTATAGCTGATCCCACACAGCTGGATGACTTCATGAAAACCTACATCAAAGGTTACGAGATTTTAGCTAAGAACAATAAAAATCTCCTGCCGGAAGATATGAGTTCTTACATCGCCAAACTGGATTCTGCTTTTAACCACTGGGATGCTCATATCCATTCGCTGAACTCTGCACAGCTTAAGAATATTGTCAAAAAAGCGAAGCTTCCAAAATGGCAGTGGATGAACAAGGATGAGATGGTAACGATACTTACAGCGAAGGATACAGCCAGTAAAGAAATGGCTATGGAAGGTGTCCTTGCCAAGTGGAAGAAATGGAAAGTTAAAACAAAGCTGAAAAGTGGGAAGCTAAAAGCTAAAAAACCAAAACTTGAAATCCCGATGGTAAAACCAACAATTTGGAATAAAGTGGACAGCGATTGGGTAGTTTATGAAAAAACAGATCCGTTCAAGTTTCAGGGTAAGGCTGATATTGACGGTGCTCATACCAAGTATTTTTTCACCGATGATAAAGGTGATAAGTGGCTCTTTAAACCTGCATCTGAAACTTTCCGTGGCCATGGGGATGAGGTGGCTTATCGGATTGGACGGCTTATCGATCCAGATGCGGTGGAAGTTCGATTTGTAAGCTTAAATGTTCCCGGTCGGGGAAAAATGAAAGGCTCTATCCAGAAATGGAAAACAGGATTGAAAAGTGATTTTGACTTCAGGGATGTGCCTGTTACCCGTTTAACTAAAAGTGACCTGGAACAGATTCAAAGGGAGCATGTCATTGACTGGCTGATCTCCAATCACGATTCCCACGGCAAGCAGTTTATCCGTCATAAAAGCGGTCAGGTATATGGGATTGACAAAGGTCAGCTCTACAAGTTTATGGGAAAGGACAGATTGGATATTGACTACTGGCCGAATGAGAACTGGGGAGAGAAAGAACCGATTTACAATACCATATTCAGAGCTTTTCAGGAAAAGCAACTAAATGTGGATTTGAATGCCACACTGAAATATATCAATCAGGTTGAGAAGATCACTGACGATGAATTTATATCTATTTTGAAACCTTATGCAGAAAGGAGATTCGGAAAATCATCAGCACACCTGAAAGCATTTTACCAGCAAGCTTTGCACCGTAAAAATCACATCAGAGAAGATTTTGAAACGTTTTATTCTAAAGTTCTGTCTAAAAGAAATGGTAAAAAAACCGTTTTTCGTTTTGAAGAAATTAAAGAACTAAAGACAACAAAACTCTCAAAAGAAGCTGAGGAGATTGTAACGGATGCTGTAGAAGCCGGCTGGCAGGGGAAAGCTTTACCACTTGATAGTGATGATATTGAGGATTTAAGCGGGCTTGTGTATGTGGAGAAAATCAAAGGTACCGGTAAACGTCAAGTAAACTTGAGAATGAAAGTAAGACCGGAATCTGAGAAGAAACTGTTATCCAGGCTGGATGATACGCCAGCAAAACTTTCTGAGCTCAAAGGACAACCTTTAAAAGAAGATACTTTTTACAGTGATATTTTAGATGGCGTGAAAACCTTGAATCACCATGTGGCTAAGGGGGATTTTGATTATAACGATGATACCATAAAGATCATTCGTCGCTATCAAAGAAACTTAAGAGAATTAAAAAAGTCATCTGACCCTGAAGTATCCCGGATGGCACAGCATTATTTAACTGCTGTAAATAAAATCTTAAAAGGGGTCAAAGAGAACAAAAAGTATGACGGTTATTTCACTCAATATGTCCGCAGGGTGGATAAGAAAGTTCAGAAGAAAAAAGATACACTTTCCTTTAGAAAGCAAAAAGTTTTGTATGAGCATAAACAGAATAAAAAAGGTGATATCATTATCGAAACGACTAAAGACGATGATTTAAAGAAAGTTTTGCGTAAGGATTACGCTAAGGATGGAGTAGAATATCGGATTGATTTCGGTGATGGTGTGGAAGCGGTGTATAAACCGTGGACTGATAAAAACTACTACGCTCATCAGGGTGAACTGGAACTGAAGATTACCGGTAAGGCAGACAGTAAGACCATTGAAAAGCTCATTGATAAATTAAATGATCTGGGACTTGATGGAAGACTGGCAACACAGGAAGATCAGGAACTTGTGTATCTGTACAAGCAGGCGTATCTCATTAAGGAAGATACAAAACCATCGTATAAAAAAGTTCTGCGGAATCTGGATAGTCAGGGTGCAACCAAAGAACAGCGCATTAAAGCCTTAAGACAATACTGGACTGATAAACTGGGTGTAGATGATATTACAGATCTACCGGAGTATCAGCCGTTTGGAAAGTATTCGCTTAGTGGGAATGGAATGCGAAATCGAAGGTTCACCGAGACTGCTGGATATAGAGAGTTCTACCGCTTTGATATTTCCAAAAGTAAGCTTGACAGGGAACTTAAAAGTTTTTCTCTTTATCACAGCCTTACCCATAAAAGGGAGATGAAGACTTTGATTGATCAGATCTTGAAAAACAACGGTTCAATGATATCCACGGTAGAGAAGATCAGGCTTGGCATTCCGGTAGGAGGGATGAGTCCACTTGATGATATGGGTACCGGCGGAGCTAGCTACTTCTTCACGCGGATCAGGAAGATTCCCAGTTCGACAACCAGCGGACCAACTGGCTTTTATTTTAAAAAGGACTTGCTTCGCAGAATGGATTCTATTACTTATGATGGTGATAAGTACGGGAAGGTGACGGGTAATTTTGTTCGGAATAATAGGTTCTCAACTATCAATGGATATAAACAGGTGGTATACAGATCCTGTGATGAGACGATATTTAAAAACTCAGTTAGTTTCCTGGATAATATTGATGTGATAAACACAAAATCAGCTAGTGAGCGAATGGCGATACTGCAGGTGTTCAGGCAGCACAAGATAACCAAACTTCCCGACGGAAGAAAGGTGAGGGATATAATTTTAATTCAGGGAAGGAAAGTGAATTAAATGGATTTAGAAAAAATCATACAGGAGGAAAAACTTAAAGTCAATGCTATGATCCAGAGGGTAATGGATTCCAGCAGGTTTGAACAGTTGAAACCCACTGATGAGTATGTGATTGGGAATATCGATGAATTCAAAGGTGAAGATGTCGGCGGTTCGCTTCTGGTTTATTATCATTCAGAGAAAAAACCGTTTGCTGATGAGCATTATCTTTTAACGAGTATAATTGATAAACTGGAAGTTGTAGAAGTTGTCCCGCAGATTGGTAAAGATGGAAAATTAAGTGGATTTCGGTATTATGCCATCTGGTCAAGTTTCTGGTTCTTTAACGGAATCCAGTACAGCCATGTGGGATGTTTTACAAAGATTAAAAAGAACAATGGAATCTATTTTACCGGTTTTGGTGATAATGAACAGGGTCAGTATGATCTATTACTTACCACCATTGAAATGGAAATTGATGAGGGAAGAGCTGCCATGGTGAAGGAGTGGAACGACTATAAAAAAAGTGATCCAGAGGGAATTAAACTCTCTCGTGAATCGGTCTATGAAGAATTTACAGGAATTATAGAGAGGTGGATTCGTGGCTAAAGTTTATCAAATGAAACAGTACAAACTCATCGGTGATGAGTATGTCGAAATCGGTGTCTGGACAATGCCTGAAGATAGAATGGGACTGGATATTGATATTGATGATGCCTATCCAGATGAACAGGAAGAAGCAAATTGGATTATAAATCGATTGGTAGAAGCCAATGCTTTTCCACTTCCAGAGGATTTCTTAGAATACTGGCAACAGCAGTTCAGTCCGTATGAGGGGATGATGGGGAAGATTGAGGAGATAACAATCTAAAACATCATTCCGATAATAATTTTCCCTTGAAAGTATTGTCTATTTTCAATTAACTTCTTGTCGTTATGATTCATAATCGTTCCCCTTTGTTGGTTTTGTTGTTTTTATTCCTGGTCCCATACTAGGACTTTCATCTGATTTTACAACTTTCTGACAGAGGGGAACATAGATATCGTTAGGTGGCTATTAAAAAATAAATATTAACTAACACTGGGAAAAATAAAATGAGAATACTGAAACCCTATAAATTAATGCTGTTCGATAACAATACATTTCGTGTTTTATTTGTAGCCCTGATGTCAGCTTGGATTGGAGGATGTGCGCACACGATAAAGTACGACTCTTATGTAGGTGAATCTGGTGCTATTCCAGCTAAAGCTAATATAACATTTAAATTTAATGAACAGAATCTTGAGCCAAAGCTAAAAAACCGTAAAACAAAACAATCTATAATTGAAACAGTGACAAAAGACCTAGAAGAAAACCTGTTTTCAAGTTATGGAAATACCATTGACGCAATTATATTTATAGACAAGATTTCATATGAGAAAAAAAGACTGATAGGACAGTATGTTGCAGATTCTGGATTTGGTTTATGGTTGCTAGGTCTTTTAACCGATAGTCCTTATGATGGGATAGCTGGTTCTTTAGCCTTAACGGTTTCTGTATTTCTTCCACGCTGGGAATATAACGTTGAATCAAATACGGCGCTTGAGATAAGAAAAAATGATAAACTAGTCGGTAGATATAGGTCCACCGGCGAATCATCAAATATTATCTATTGGCTAAGTTCTGCTAGTGATAAAGATTTGTATAGCGAGTCTTTAAAACAAGCATTTGAAAATATAAAAAAACAGACTATAAACGATAAGCAAACAATAATAGCAACTATTAGTAAAAAGGGGTCATCACAATTTGAGATATTAGATACAGGGGATAACAGATTAATTCGAATTACAGATACCAAACTATATGAAACAATGAAGATTAACATTGGTGTCCTAGACCTTGATGCAGTTGGAATTTCAGTAACAGAA